AATCCTGCCGACCGAGGCAAACCTCTCGTTGCTCCACAGATGCCCCCCATCGTCCGACCAGCGCAGGACCACCAGCGGATTATCTGCTGGCGGAACCCCGATCCCGGTCTGCATGTCGATCCGCAGCGCGTTGAAACGCACCGGGTCTTCCGATGGCTTTTGCAGCGCCCGCCAGCTGCGCACCCACTTCCGCTGCACCCCGTTATCCGTCACGGTCGAAAGGTTGAATGCGTACAGCCGGCCGCTCTGGTAATCCCCGACGATGCTCCTGTCAGCGAAGAATGCGTAGGCGTTCGCCAGGTGCCGATGGAACGCCCCGCCCGAGAACGATGCCCGCTGGTGCCACATCGGCGTCTTCGATAGCGTCGAGTCCGTGACATCGCAAACCCATGTCGTATCACCAGTTGGGAACGTCAGCACGTAGAATTGATGCCCGTCCTGCTGGTAGGCAAACGCGATCGCATCCGACATCGCCGCCGGGAACGACGCCTCGACCGAGTGCGTCGAGACCCTGTGGAGCACATGCCCCACGCTCTGCACCACCACCCCGTCGCCGGACTCGTTCTGCGCAAGCCAGATCAGACCCTCGCCACTCAGCACCACCGATCGCGGCGCAATGCACCCCGCCTCAAGGTAGGTGCCGTCGAGCCTCTCAAACGCGAACCCAGCCCTCCCCGCGTTATACCATATTTCAGTATTGTATTTCTTGATCGCCCATATCTCGCGGCGCAGCTGAGCCACTGCGATCAGATCATCCGGGTCGCCGGACGCATCGCCGAAATTCAGCGCGTCCCATGTCGAAATATCGAGCAAATCCGACTGAAACATCAGCGCCGTGCCAGGCTGGTTGATCAGCATGAACCCGTCCTGCTGCGCAACCGTGATCGGCGATAGCGCCGTCACGAACGGTAGAACGATCTCGGCGAACCCCCCGGCGACGGACCAGCGATACCCCTTAGTGCCGGCAAAAATCCCGACCTGCACGCTGTTGTCATCCATCGTGACCGGCCCATCGGCGATCGCAGTAGCGCCCGAAAGCAGCGTTGCAACCAGCGCGGCCGACACGCCATAGAGCGCGCTTCCGCTGACCACGAAAAGCGTATCCTTCATTACATGCATGCCGCGGATAGGCCCACCACCAACCGTCAGCAGCAAATCCAATCCGGGGCACAGGTAAAGCGCCCCAACCGCTTTCCCCTGCTTCGTCTCCACCAAAGCAGGGTACAGGTTGATAAGCTGGTTGTCCGACAGATTGGTGGACCGGGACACGTCGAACGGCCCGAAGATCGGGGTTTCCATTATCAGCGGTAGGAATCTGCGTAGACATTATAGACCGCGCCACCGCGCGCCGTCAGCATTTTCTCGAACTCCGCGACGTTCTCCCGGATGTTGGCCCTCTTGATGTTACCCTTAGATTCCGCCGCCCGCCCCACCAGGATGTCCGGCGGTTTGTAGCCGTCGCCCTTGAAGTAGGGGATCAGCTGCAACGTCAATACGTCCTGAATGGCTTTCACATAACCCGGCGGCAGGCTCACCACCTGCGCCAGACTGGTGAACTCCACGAGCTGAAGATAGCTGTTCCAATGCAGCGTGACCCCGAGGCCGCCGCTGTAGAGCGGATAGACGTTGATGATCCCGAGCGGAAACTGCGGGTCATAGAACAGCGTGTTCGGCAGGTTCGAAGTCGTCGACACGACGTTCCACAGCTCGTTCCACTTATCTTGAGGAACCACCTCCACGGGATAGCGGTTGTTGTTCGTGTCAACGAGATAGGCCGTCCCCGGCCCGTCCAATATCCTGATCGGGCGAGCCATGTTGAAATTGCCGCCAGTCCCTATCGTGTAGGCCGATTGCGCCACCACCAGCGGCGCGCTCTGATCGAGAATGGCAAACGTCGTCAGCGACTCGTTGGACCACGAGTCGAGCATGTCATTGAGAACCTTGAGCGCCCGTCCGGTGTCGGCTGCGCTCGCTATCTCTCCCGGCGCATAGACACCCAACGCCTCGAAGGCGTCGGTAATCATGTCCAGAGCCGTGGTTGGCATGCTACTTCTTCTTCGGCGGCTTCATCGGCGGCTTCATCATGCTAGGCATGAGCTGGCCAAACGGACTGCCCTTCTTCGTGGGCGGCTTCGGTTTGCTTTTCACGTTGCACCTCCGATATGGCCGACTCCATGTCGGCGATCTTCCATGTGCGATCGGCCGCGACACCAAGCTCCTTTGCCTGGCGCAGCAAAACCCAGCGCAGGGATTGCGCCTTGACAGGGTCGCCGGTCGCGAGGCCAGGATACTCCTCCACCGGCTGACGGGGTTGTTCGCCGGGACACTCGCCGTCTTGTCCCGCACCGCCGCTACACTTGGCGATGATTTCCGCCTCTTCCACCGCATTCTTGGCGATCTCCGGCCCATTGGGGCCATCGACATATTTAGGATATTCGCTAGTGTCCACGCTTTCCACCTTTGGAGCCTCCCGCCTTACGGCAACAGGCCGCGGGATGAATGCCGGCTTGTTGCTCGGACCGACGATGTAGCCCTTCGCAATGTAAAATTCCTCCTGGTTCTCGTCGTGCACGGTCACCGGAGGAAACATCCGAGCGCGGCCAGGCAGCGCTCCATACCCAACAGGAGGTTTCACGCCGTGCTCGTAATCATCGCTCAGGATCGCCGGCTGCTCGTTCGGATGATGCAGCGCCAGGGGATACCGATCCGCCATTACCGCACCTTCTGCACGACACGGCAGGAATAGTCGACACGATGCATCTTCACCGGCTTGTCGGCAAAAAACTCGTCCGTCGCCTTCTTCGCGCCCATCCAGTGGCCGTAATCATCGATGATCATCAGGCCGCCGGGCGCCAGAAGAGGCCACAGCACGTCAAGCTCGACGCGGGTCGACGCCTCCCAATCGGTATCAAGGCGAACGATCGCGTATTGCTCCCGCACATCCGGCCCGCGCAACGTGTCCTCAACCATGCCGGGTATCAGCTGCACTTCCTTATTGTACCGTGTGCTGATCATATTGCGGATCACGTCGTTCTGATCGACCTTAATCCAACCCTCGCGCCACCGCTCGGCCGCATGGTTGCCGATCAGGTCAACGTCATTCTCGCTCTCGGGATAGGGTAGCCCCTGAAACGTGTCGAACAGCTGCAAAACCCGATTATTGGCGCGCAGCCCGATCAGCGTGTGCGCCACCAGCATCATACTCCCGCCACGCCAGACCCCGCACTCGATGATGTCCCCCGGAATGCCCGCCTTCACGACGTATTCGACGCTCTTGTACAGGTCGAATAACCGCTCCACCGAGGTCATGGTGAACTCGTGCACCTTGTCATAGATCGGCCAGAACGCCTCGTCCATGTCGGCATACTTCGCGCGATGGCTGAGCTTCGCGGCCGGCTGCGCCAGCGCGTCCCATTTCGGTTTCAGCACCTCACGCGCCATCACGTCGCTCATTCGGCAGCCTCCATTTCAGGGACAATCGCTGCCGCTTTCTGTTCCAGAATGTGCAAATTGTCAATCAGCCTGCCATCCCAGTTGTTGAGCCCTTGGTGCGAAAACTGGATATCCGGGTCGATCCAGATGTCCCCGCCGATGGCCTGCCACTTACGGCAGAAGGTGTAATCCTCCCCCCACCACAACCCGTCAGGCCCCGGCCCCGACTCGAACAGACTCGGATACTCGACCATCGAGCCGTCCGGCTCCATGTCGCGGAACTTCGGCGCGGCCTCGCACAGAGTTTCCAGCACGTGCCGCCTGATCCGCATGAACCCGGTCGCAGCCAGCACCGCAAGATACAAGCCGTCACGATGGATGAGCTTCCCGTCAGCCGTCGCCAACGACATCGGGAAGTCCAATTCGGCGCATTTCTTCGGATAAATCCCGCAAACCACATCCTCGGGGCGCCCAAGGAACTCGATCACCTTCTCGGCCGGCCACCCCACGTCGTCGTCGATGAAAAAGAAGTTCTGCGTGTGCGGAAACTGCCGCAGGAAGTCCCAGACCAGCTTGTTCCGCGCCTTGGCGACAAAGCAATCCCCATCGCGGTCCATATGCCCGGCCGTCAGCCCTCGCTGCGCCAGCATCCACGTCGTTTGCAGGATCGAACGGTTGTACCGCTTGCAAACCATGTGGGTCAGCGAGGGCGTAGCGAAAACCACGTCGGGATTGCCCATGTCGCTCATTGTCGATACTCCACCCAGCACCCCCAAATCAAACCGGCAAGTCCGCCAACAGTAATCGTGCCAACATTCCCCCAACCC